ACCGATGCCGTTTACAAGTAAACGTGTCTTAATTACTTCAAGTTTACCTCCGGACCAAGTCTATAAAAACCGGGAGGAAGAGGACAAATTGGATCAATTGCTGAGACGTATAAAGGTGACGGAACTTAAGGCGCCGTATGAACCGTACGTAGAATGAATCTACTACTGTCTGGTCAGGTAATAATAGAGCTGACCAGAGTAGTCAAAAATAAATGTGTCGGCGGCGGGTGTATGATGGCGGGGGCCCCCGGTTTGAGCTCGTGAACTCGCTCAAGCCCGGCCCCGCACCCTCCGGGGGCCGCTGCGCGGGGCTTTTTGCATAGTGTTCGGACTTCGTCCATCCCTACGGGGTTGGTATCTTACATCAACCTTTGAAAAGCCTGGTAGATTAATTGTAACCGGACCACAAGGTGTTCATCTGCAGATTGGGGTATTCTCCGTCAAGGTTGGAGTTGTTGTTGAATGCAATGGTAAAGTAACGATGCTGTAAAGGGTAATCTGAGTCTTGGATCGTTTGTGCCCAATCGCCTGTTTTACTGACGAGTTTGTGGGTGCACCTTTTGTTTAAATAGCCGCGGGTGAAGCCTCTGGTCTGGGGGGTGTTGTCTGTGTCGCTCATAAAAGTCTGACATCTCTTGACGTGATGTATTTTAAATCTTCCGCGGTTTAGAAATGCCTTACCATTTTGGGAATAATAATCAAATTCGGAGATCAGGGAGGTCATACTGCCGGTCTCGTAAAAGACTTTCTGGCAGTTGTCGGCGTGTAAGGACACGATGAAAAAAGTTATATCGATGTGGCCCTCCTCGTTGTAGGGGCTGATCTTGTAGTCGGCGTTAAATTTAACGACTCTAAACCAGGATCTCTCGAGAGCTGCTACGGGATCATTGAAGATCTGTGTACGGGCACTCTGCAGCATTGTAATCTCATTGATAGTATAAGGGCCAGCAAGCTGAGTATTTAGTGGCACTACGAACTGTGCGGGGTTCCAGTCTTCCTTAATCTGCTTAGAGATCTTAGACACTTGGCCAGCGATTGAAGCAATTTGGCGCTTCTGAGTAGAAGCCTTACTATTTTGGCGGAGCACCCTGTTGCGGGTGGTTTTTCCTCTTCCTCTTTTTGATCGGACCATTTCATTCGGTAATAGTAGAAAATATAATAATTTTGAAGACACCTAAAGGATTTAAATCTATAGGTAATATACAGGATGGGAGCTGGCAAGTTTAAATTCGTTATCTGGCACGCGGATGGAACCAAGAAGGGTCTCGACACTGCTGACGCGTATACGAAACTGGAAGAGATGAGATTGAAGTACGGATGGTCTTACGCCATCTGGGGTACGGAGGTGGCTCCGACCCCTAAAGAAGGGAGTGACGGGGTTCATATCGACGGGTATTATGAGATGCCTAATCCACGGAAGGAAGATACTGAGAGGAAGAAGTTTGTGAAATACCTAAAGGATGGCTGGGGTAGTGTCAAGCTGGCGAAAGGCACCGCCGGTGAGAACACCGACTATTCCAGCAAGGACGACTGTAACGTCGTGGAGCACGGGACCCCCGCAGCGCAGGGTGTGCGCAAGGATCTTGTCGCTGCTAAAAACTCGATACTTAAAGGAGAACTGTCTACCGTGCAAATTCTGCAGGAAGACCCTGAGATGTATCATATGTATGGCAGGACGCTGGATAAGATTGAGGACCTAAGGATGCAGCAGGTGTATCGGACGGAGATGACACTGGCTGAATGGATTTGGGGAAGTACCGGGACCGGTAAGAGCCATTACGTCTTCGAGGGTTTCACCCCTGAGACACACTATGTGTGGAAGGACGACAAGGGATGGCAGGATGGCTATCGCCAACAGGAGACGGTCATCATAAACGATTTCCGTGGCAAGATTCCGTATAATGATTTGCTGCAAATGATCGACAAGTGGCCGTATGATGTTTCCCGTAGAGGGAGGCCACCGATGCCGTTTACAAGTAAACGTGTCTTAATTACTTCAAGTTTACCTCCGGACCAAGTCTATAAAAACCGGGAGGAAGAGGACAAATTGGATCAATTGCTGAGACGTATAAAGGTGACG